ACATTGGCAGTTATAGTAGATCCACTGACTCCTGTAATAACGGCTTTACCGTTGGCAATCACCATCACTTTATTGATTATAGCGCGGTCAGCAGTGCCGCTGGCCAGTGCTAGACTAATAGTATTACTAGTGCCGTCGGGTGTAATACCAACACTAGGTGCATAATTTACAGAATAATCAATTGAACCAATTAATAGTCCGTCGAATGTTCCATCTCTATAAAAGTATGTTCTAGCCCAAGGACTTTGACTGACTCTATTCTTTGGTCTAATAATTGTTCTACGGAATTCATCACCTTGTAGAGTAACGTTGGCTGGAACTTTAATCGGCAAGTCATCATAGTAAACACCACTTTCAATTAAAATAGTTAATTGTATTTCTGCGTTTGGTTCACCGAATTCTAACTGTTCACCCAGCGCAAAATTAACTGGACCTCGAACCAATCTACATCTAATAAAGTCAAAGTTGGTCGAATCTTCGTTGGCTGCATATTCAGTGATGATTGCAGTAGCACCAGAAGTTAATCCTCGAATAATTTTTCCAGGAGTGATGTCTAGATTATTTTCATCACCTTGATCAACAAATCCGTTGCCACCGTTAGAGAAACTGATCTCAACTAGTCCATCACCAAATGCTGTTGCCGGCGCTGTTGAAATATCTGTTATAACTGTTATAACATAGTCAAACAATGTATTCATGTTGGCAATAGCGCCTACTGAGGTATTGTTATAACTAGGATTAGTATATTGTGTTTGAGTATTAGGAGTTATGCCATTAGTTGTTTTAGTAATAACAATGTTTTTAACAATATCAGCTGCAATAGTTTTAGCACGTTGGATACCGGCAATGGTTTCTGTTAATTGACTAGTCCTTGCAATTTGTGCGCTGGCACTGCTGTAATAAGATCTACCAGCAGTTATGCTTTGATAGGTTCCTCCAGTGGTCAAGTCGATAATAATAGCATCAATAATTAATCCGGTATCTCTAGAACAAGTTGCGGCATTGTAATTTAAGGTTGGATAAGCGGCACCTAAAAAGGCAATTACCTCGGCTTGAATAAAAGCTCTATTTTGTTCTAATAAGAATGTAGCATCTGTATATGCTGCATTAGTGGCATTAGCGTTTACATAAACATTAGTGGCTACCGTGGTTGCTGTTTGTTTAATACCCTGTGTATAGATCAATACCTGTCGATAAACTCCCGGCTCTTCTCTGCCATATGAAATTAATTCTTCTGCTTTGGCACAGGCTGCGCTGATGGTTGCGTATGCATATGGTTGACTGCGACCTTCTCGACCTGGAGGGGTGTTAGTTTGTAAATCGTCACCGTTGGTAGTTACATATAAGTTTACATTACTGGTGTATGTTCTGTTATCTACATAGTATTTACTTGCAGCCTGTTTAGCTTCGGGATCAGACGATAGTTGGCCAGCTAATGCTCCAGGATGATCACTTAAGGTCAATACGCCAGTCATGGTGTCACCATTTAATCCGACAACTTCATTTCTTCGAGGAACTTGTGTGCCAGTGGCACCTGCCGGAACGATCAATGCACCGGTCATAGTAGCGCCTGATTTAGCCACATATGTAGTATCGGCATAGCCCTTGTTTATAGCAAGACTACTCAACGTCGCTGTAGTTTGGTGTATTGTATTAAATTGAGTCAATGCCGATGGAGTAGGATCGGATAAGTTACCAATAGTAAATGTATTGGCATTTAACGGACCACCTAGTCTAGGTTTTCCGTCAGCACTGACGTCACCTCTAGTGTTTGTAATGGTGATTTTTCCAGGAGTGCTGTTGTCAATACCAATACCTGATCCGGACGCTAATTCTTTTAAATTAAGTGCAACACCTAGTCCATCGACTGCAACCACGTGGTTAGCATATCCTTCCAGGCTAGTTGCCGGTTGTATTGGTGTTACCTCTATACCTAAACTATTACGCTTGTCAACGTCTACATCATCTAAGTTAACAAAGCCAATGGTGTCACCACCGCCTACAATAGCATAAACTTCTCTAAAATTGTCATTGACTTTTCTAAACGATTCGCGAATACTATCGCCGGTCCCGTCATTACCTTGTGTTCCAATATCAATCGATTGTCGTGCCATTTATTATACCCCAAAACTTGAACCGCACCCGCAAGTAGATTTTGCGTTGGGATTCTTAATTGAAAAATTAGATCCTTGTAGATCTTCTTTATAGTCTATTACTGCGCCTTGTAGATACTGCATACTCATGGCATCTACTAATACTTTAAAATGTTCCAGCGGAATTTCAAAGTCATCTTCGTTGTGTTCTTCGTCTAAGGTAAAACCGTAACTGAATCCACTGCACCCACCACCCTGAACAAATGTTCTCAACGACATCTTTGGATTGTTTTCTTCTGCTAGGATATCTAAGATTTTTGTCTTTGCTGATTCTGTAATTTCTATCATTTTGCCGCCTCTAAAGGTATTTACCTTATTTTTTATAACCTTAATGTAAATACATTTATGTTTATTTCTATAGAAGAACAGACTTTATCCTACACTAGGATCAGCAAACTTGGTCAGTCACACGACTATAGTCGCTGTCGGCGGTATGCTGTGTTTCGTTGTGACAGTTGTGGCGAAGGATTCCGACGCCTCAAAGGATCGGTTGATTCTAAGAGACTCAGTAACAACTATTTTCATTGTTGTAATAACTGTGACCCTAAAAGATTTGCTCAAAAGAAAGGCGTCGAGCGACGCCTGATATGGGACATGCCTGCCAGCAGTATGGCTGACATTAGCCGATTGTAGACAACCTGGCGTTGATAATATCCCAGTTGATAATTTTCCACTGGTTAGTTAGATAGCGTTTCTTGTCATGCTGGTAGTCTAATGCCCATGCATGTTCCCACCAGTCTATTAACAACACAATGTCGCCTTTGATCTGATGATTTTTGATTGTTTTAATCTCACCGTTTCGAGCTAGATAAACCCAACCACTACCCTGAATACCCATTGCTACTTTTTCAAATTTTTCTTTAAAATCTTCAAAACTTGCATAGTGCATTAGCAGGAAACTCAGAGCATACCCATCCGGGGTGTTTGCACCGTCTACTGGTTGGTATTGTGGAAACAATATATTATGTAGAAATGCGCCAGCTTCGTTAAAATCAGCATCGCCTTCACCTTTATTGTAACGATCAACATAGGTCTTTGCCAGTTTACCGTAGTGATAATCTATAGTTTCTTCGGATAGACTAGGAGCCAGCTCTTTACGACCGTAAGGTAAATCCGCCAACGCTAGAGTTTTGGGTTGTTGCTCTTCTAATAAAGTAGCCCATTTGATAAAATTAAACGTCATAGTTATATTTAGTTATAAATAAACACCTAAGGAGGAACTTAAATGTTCAGTAAAATTAAAGATTTCTTGTTTGGCAGCGCACCGGTGCAATCACCCGTAGCAGCCCCATACAAAGTAGACGCAGTACCAGCCGGCACAGAAGCTACAATTATTGCTGTAGCACCTACAGCCTCAGTAGTCGAGGAAGTGGTAATTAAGCCAGAAGTAGCAGCACCAAACTTAGTGCCTGACACTATCAGTACAGAATTAGCACCTGCAGTCGAGACCGTTGCTAAGCCTAAGAAACCGCCAGCTGCCAAAAAGCCACGTGCTCCTAAAGCAAAGTAAGAGCCTTAGCCTGTTCGTACAATGTACGGCTGGCTAAATTTTTACCTTTACTTTCACACATGATATCATGTGTGTTTAAAAAGCCCAGTGCCCACTCATTTGTTGCTGTGTTCCAGTAAAAATCAGAGTGTGCTCTGAGCTTTTGTTTTTTGTAACCCTCTGATAATAGACCTGCATGGTCTGGCACAGTAGTAGTATCGTGGTCGATTAGATAGTCTTCACGACTAACACTATAATGCATAGTAGGGCGTAGACCGCGCCAGCTATCCACAACACGCTTAACACGGTCATCAGTCGGCTGGATGTACTCGCCTTCTCTGATCCAATGATGGTGTACGTCAAGCACAGTAGGGATAATATCACTAAGAGAAAGGCAATCATTTAGGCCCCAGGCGTTTTCTTCGTTTTCAATGGTAATACAGTTTCTTGCTTCGGGGGTAAGTCTCGTGTAGGCAGCTCGAATACCTTCGGGACCGAGTTTACCCGAGATGTGGACATTGATTTTAAAGTCCTGTAATGATTTACCGTAGCCCATCCACCTGACCATATCTGCATGATATTCAAACTCCTCTATTGAACGTTCTACAATACCTGGGTTGCAACTTGCCAGCACAGTAAACTGACCAGGATGCATAGACAGGCGAACACTGTTCTTGCGAGCCATATCTCCCACCGCTCTAAATTCTCTTTCACAATATTCTCTGGTAGCAGGAAGCCGCCAAAACCAGCTCCAATCCTG